TGTTGACCTTCTTGTTCACCATCGAAGAAAAAGTTAAAACTATTGTCAAGCTCTCCAACAAAAAATTGTTGTTTATTTTCTAAACGAACTTGTTGGAAATCCTCTTCTAATGAAACTCCATCAACCGAACTCTCAAAAGATTGTAATACTCCACTTGAATCTCTCAATGGTTGTTTCGCATCAACAACTGAACCTGAAATATTTAATGATTTTTTTAAATCTTCTATTTCATTTTGATATTCTTGAACATCACCTGATAATACATTATCGTAGAGTTCTGATTTTTTTCTTGCGTCACTTGGTAAATAAGGCATTTTATCTCACCACTCTAAATTCATAATCATCATCATAGAAGTTTATTTGTTCATCAGAAGTATTACTACCACTAATTATCTTAATACAAAATCTATAATTTCTTTCTGCTTGTAGTCCGTCCATTTGTATATTAAAGAAATTACCTGTTGAGTCACAACTAATTTTTGAACCTGTTCCGAATGGAATTATTTCTTCTTCTGTTTCTGCGTCTCTAACTGAATAGAAAGCAGATGCACTTGGTAAATATTTTACATCTAATTCTGCAGGTGTTGTAGCAAAAGCTGTTGTTGGGTATAATTCTCTACCAACTACTCTCAATTTAACTTTTGCATTTTCTTTATATTCTGGTCTTATGTTTTTAAAATACACTTTTAATCTTTCTAAATCTGTTGAACTTAGTGGTGATAAACTACCTGTTGACCAAACTGAATCGTCCCACACTGCTTCTAATTTAGGTGGATAGATTGTATGTGTTTCTCTACCGAAGAATTTTAGATTTCCTAATCTTGAACTATCACCTTCTTGTCCGTCATTATAATCAAAACTAGCTGTTTGGTGATTGTTTCCATAAGAACCACTATCTTCTCTCTTGATGATAAAGCCGTTGTTCGGGTAAACTGAACTTGAATATATAAAGTTGTTTACCATATCGGTAACATCTGCTCTAATATCTTTCTTGTCAAATGTAATATCAAATGAAGAACTGATTCCATATTCTTGATTGGCATCAATACTTGCTGTGAACCAAGTACCACCTTCATTCAATACTGAACCTGTAATCCAAGGTGTTTTAGCATCGTGGTCTCTATATTGATAACTTACTCCGTCTGATGTTACTGGATTGTGGTCAAGTTTTCCTGTTCCTTGTTTCCAACTACCACTAACCATATAAATATGTAATGGTTGTTCTGCTTCAACTTCTTCAGAAGTTGCGTCGAATAAGTTTAAGAAGAACTTTGTTGTCGCTGGCATTAAACCACTTTGAATTGACTCCGAAATATATGTTAAGTCAAAATCAATTAATATTCTTGAAACATTTTGAACACTACCATTCCCTGCTACTGATTTATTTACTTCAAGTATTTCATCTAATCCTGTATTTCTTGATGAAGTTGTTCCACCAGAATAGATTGTAGCGTCTCTTTTTCCAAATTCAAAATAATGCATTATTTATCTCCCAATACTCTTCCCTCGATATCGCTATCAGGGAATTTCAATTCAAATATACTTGGGTCTAATGAAGGATATATAACTCCGTCTTTTGATGCGGAATCTATATCGTAAACATTACCACTATAATTGTCTGCTGTTAAATGTTTGTTTTCAATAACGATTAAATTCTTTTGTGGATTGTTTGTTTCGGGTGGAACAATAGAAACTACTCCGTCCACCAATGAAATCTGATATGCTAAATCACTCAACACAATTGGTTGATTGATTTGCCACTTTTCTGTTGCGAAGAAATTCTTCACTTGTTGTATTGCTCTAAACAATACCTCATTTTTATTATATCCTCTTTGAGTTATGATGTTGAATTTAACACCGATGTTTATAACATATGCGTCTTTAAGATTAATCGCATCTGTTAACACTCTATATTGTGAAAGGTATAATTTTAAATTTTCTTTTACTGCTTGATTTACTTGAGTTAGTTTTTTATTTCCTGTATATCCTAATAAATACATATTCAATGCTAATGGATTAGGTATTGTTGTTATATTTCCTACTTTTTTTACTTTACCATCAATAACTTCTAATTGTCCTTCTTGTTCTAATTGTTCATCTTGAACAATATATGCTTTTGCAATATTACCATACTTTTGTGGTAAAGAGTAAACTCTTGTGATATAGTCTGCTCTTGTTACTGCTCTATTTTGTGCATTGAAATATGCTGCAGCATTTTCTTTTATTTCTATTAATGTTTCTTGACTTGCACCACCTGAAGAAGGTTCTTCATTAAATACTTTTAGTGTTGAGTTTGATGTATTTTGTGTAACACTATTTAAACCTGTTGTACTATTGATGTAAGTTTTTCTATTAAATCTATTGATAGCGTTGGAAGGAACATTGTCCTCTACTGAACCACCATAATTATAAACTATGGTAAGTGTTGTATTACTTGGTGCTAATCCGAATGTTTGTGTTTTTAAGAAATTAGTTGGGTCATAGGATTCATCCAATCTTGAAATACCACTTCCTAATGCTGAACCAACATTATCTGGATTTGGTATTAATTCTTCATCAGGGTCTGAACTGACTCCACTTCCAAATCGTATTTCCATTTTATTATCATCACGAACATAAGTTGTAAATCTTCTTGGTGTCTTAATTAACTTCAATAAGTAAGGAGCGTCATTCTGATATTGTGATAACGCTGGGTCATTCAAACTTGTATTCTCTTCTGATTCAAACACTGTGTCTTGTGCTAAGAATGGAACTTCGTAGTATTTATTATTCTGACTATCTGTTACTGATACAATCTCCGTTACCTTATCATTTGACAAAACTATCTTGTCAAACTTTTTAGCACTTGTAAATGCAAAAGTTTCAGTCTTTCTTGTTCCTGATTTTGCTAATACTTTTTTAGTCAACCTATAATTAGTTGGAATATTACCTGAAGCTGGTTGTAACACTTCTACTTCCATTGGGTCTAATGAACTTGATACTTTGAAATTAACATCGTCTAATAAACTAAATTCTGTTCCATTCGCTGACATCACTGTAGAATCAGCTGATAAAATACCGGCATAATCTAAATCTGCTTTAAAATTACCACCACCTAAATTCTTTGCAGGAACATCAACTTGCATTGTAAGTTTTACGGTTGATGGTGCAGCTAATTTTGGTTTGTATCCATATGACTGAGCAATTGCTAATACATTCTTTCTTTCTTCTGCAAATTGTAATAATGTTTCTCTGAATTGATTATCAACATAATAGTTTAATACATCACCAACATATGCTGCCATTTCAACAAACATCATACCTGGCGATGCTTCATTAAAGTCATTGTATGTTGTTGGGAAATAAGTTTTCGCAAACTCAATAAGATTTTGTCTTATATCACGAAAATCTCTACCGAGATAGTTTACCTCTTTCTTTATTGATTTTTTATTTGTTCCGTAGTCTACTTGCCTCGGCATTTCTATTCTCCAATATTAAAATTAAATGTTATTGTATCAAATGAATCCGGCTCTAATGATACTGAAAAGTCTATTGATACATCAACTTGGTTACCTTGTTGAAACATATTTATTTCGTTAATGATAACATATGGTAACCAATTAGATACTGCTTCTCTAATGGCTTCGTCTATATCGTTCTCTACATCAGGACCTTGATTGAAAATAACATCCATTAGTGTTGAGCCAAACTCTGGTTGCATAACTCTTTCACCTAATGAAGTTAGTAATAGATTTCTCATATTAGCTTTTGCTTGTTCAAGTATTGTTTTTGTTTTATAAAAAAACCCTTCTTGACTATGGTCTAATGGAAATCTAACTCCAACGAATACATCCTCATTTCTATCTATTTCTCTTACGCTTGCCATTATGGTCTAAAGTTACCATCCTTTTTTTTATTAATTGCTTTCATCAAACCAGAATAATCACGAGTTAATGCGTTTTGAACATCTTCTGGCACTTGGTCTACTGAAACACCTGCTTTCTTGATTGTATCAACTGCTGCCATTTCTCTCGCTCTTTCTTTATTCTGAACCCCACCTAAATTTCCATAACCTAATACTTCTGCCATATTGTCAGAACCCAATACTCCACCGCCCAATGTTGGATATTCTTCAGTTTGATTTGATGAACCCAATGGACTTGTGTTATTCAATACTTCATTTAATGCTGTATTTTTTGAGTATTGTT